GAGCCTTAGCACCTACGTTTCTTTTCAAAAACCCGTGCAAGCCATGTTCTGGTCTAGTGATGATGGTGTTGCGATTAGGCGTAAAACTGACGAGAGGCGAGGCGATATCAACTATCGCCACATTGGTACGTCCGGCTGCTATGCTACGTGAAGAGCCATCGCGTGCAAACAAGTTAATAGATGCATCGTTTGGTCTCGGATCCGAGTCCATGCGAATGGGCGCCGAATGAGCTTGAATCAAGCCCTGACACGTCGCCGCAGCACCTGTGTAAGTTAGTTTCCAACGAACGGCGATCACTCTAGCAGCAACCCCGAAATCAGTAACAATCGTAGTGTCGTTTATCTTGCTAAACGCAGCTAACTGATCACTGATAAGTGTAAATACGGTGTTGGTTACAACAGAAGTGCCGTTAACGGCAACAGTCGAACCAGTAGGACACGATATTATGCCCTGTTGAGGGAAAGTCGGCGTAACCGATAAGCTAAATGGCCCTTTCGCGTCAATGTCATAAACTGACAAATAATCGTTAGTAGCCAAATTTCTTCCGACACCGTCTGGTACCCTCACAGTGGAGGCCGGAGCCTCACCGTACCGGCACATCAAATAATCAGCACCCAACTTTGGGTTGGGTGGCTTGAGCGACATCTTTGACAAAGCTTTCTCTACGGAGTTTAAGGATCTCGTGGTATTTCCGTTCAGAATGTTCATCTCTATTCGTGCTAATTTCAAAATATCTCAATACCGTTGGTGATATACTTCTATATTGACTATAAAGGTCAAAATCAAATAGCATAAAACTACGTAAACTAATATATACAAAACTAAACGTGACTTAATAAATAATAATAAATACAAAACAAAAACAGCAAAATATATATACGATGCAATCAGTTCAAATGGAACCTTGAGTACTTCCCTATTAGGTTGGTGGCCTGAATCGAGTTGTAATTACGCCCGGAGATCATCCTCTCAATTTGCAACTGGCGACTAACACTAATGCCAAATGCTATTTCGAAGGACAACCTCGTCTGCATGGTGACAGGTTGAAACCTTATTTCAGCCTGATTAAAGCTTCTAGCCTGCACCTTGTCGACGTTGCCTAACGGCCGGGCTCCCTGAGCTAACTCTAACAGTCTAAGTGCGAAGGTCTGCAAAATGGGGACCCCCGCGCTAACAGCCAATTCACACAAACCTAAGGACCGATAATACCTAAGGAGCGTCTTCTCGGTAAAGAACTTATCGGTGTATGCCGCCCTTGATAAATAACGCAAGGGCGTTTTAACCATACGCCATCCACCACTGAACTGAACAGGAGAAGCCTGGCAATAGGAGATTTCTTCAAACCTGTAGGCGGCTTCGCCGTCCATCTTGGTCTCCTGATTCAACCTCCTAAATAAACTTAGCCAGTTGTTACGCTTCTCAACAATGAGCCACAGTTCGTGTTCCATCATAACTACCGAGTCGTCACCATTAACAAAGATATTAATCTTCCAGTCTCCGAATGAAC